CTTCCCTGGCTTGCTCAATCGTTTTGCAGTTCGCAAACCCGGTGTCCCCAAATTCAGACTTTTTGAACGCGCGTTTCTTCCCGCCACCCTCCTGCCAAATAACCCGCCAACCTTTTTTATGCTTACAAACGGAATAGGCCATCTTAACCTCCTTATCGGTTGAATAAGGCGGCAGCCTGATGCACCTCCCACACCTCCCACACAAGGTGTTGGAGTTTTTTCGCTAAGTAGTTGATTTTGCGTAGGAATTTGAGAAAAAACCTGCGCGGGGGGTGCATCGAACTACCACACCCGGACTATATAGCGGGTTTATCGTCGTAAATTCAAGGCTATTTTCGAGGCTTAGAGATTTTGTGAAGAGCATTAACGAGTTGTTCTTTAGTTGCTGTCTGAATGGTTACGCGCTCGAATGCGCGAGGCTTTTTCGGAGGCATGACTTTAGATTCGACGGGCGGATCTAAGGCGAGTTGATTAACTTCATATCGATCCCAGCCATCTGAGGTTTCGTCGATAAAGTAGCCCCGTACTGGAATCGATTTAAATGCCCCAGGAGCGCTTTCTGGTGCTGCTTGATCAAATCCCCGCTTTGATTTCTGAGCATTCTTGCGGCCCTTAGATTTCAATAACTTACGATATCGATTTGAGCGGGGTCGCGACTTCTTACCTTTCATTAGTTTATATTATCACATTTGTATTGCATTTGCAATACGTTTATGGTACTATGAGTAATATGGAAGCTTTGGATCAAGCGACATTAGGTAAGCTGGCCGCCCTTAAGGAAAAGCTGGCGGACGTCATCAATATTCAAAAGCCAGCGCCCTTACCGGCTGAAGTGCCGTTCGGAACTCCGTCGCCTGAAGATGCTTTGATTGAGATTTTGGACAACAACAAATTAGATGAAGAATCGAAATAAAGAAATTTTAGAAGGAGCACTATGGTCCTTATATTACAAAAATAAGCAACAGACTGTTTTGCCTTTCGAGTTAACCTTTAAACAATTTTGCAAAATTTCTAAGTCGAAATGTTTCTTATGTAATGCGAAGCCGTCGCTGCCAATTACAAACCAGCATAAAGTAAGCCGTCTTTCTTACCTATCGCCGACAAAAGGATACGTGCCCAAAAACTCTATTGCGATCTGCTGGACGTGTTTGCGACTACGCCGCCGCATTTCTCTTTCTAAACTGGATGAAACAATAAAGCTGTGTCAAAAACTAAAAAAACTAAAAAAACGCCTAAAGTAAAAAGGCAGCGCAGGGCCGTTCCCTTGCAAACGCAACACCAATCTGTAGATCAGTATATGGATTGTGACTATTGGCACCTTCTCGATGACGAGGTTAAAGCGTGGAGAAACAAATTTGATAAAGAGTATTATCTCGACAGCGGAACCTATAAGAAAGACGCAATTCATAATACCGACGAATTACGCAAAGCTGCCAGGGTAATAAAAAAGCAACGCGACAAGGAAATTCTTACCGAGTATTCAGACGAGCTTGATTCTGTTTCTACGCCAGATCCTCTTGACGCATTAATTGAAGCCTACGATAGAAAAAAATCTTCAGATTCTTAAAAAAGACATTGATGTAGGTGAAGGGCGTCTAAGTCAAAGGCTTCCAACCCATACTTAGGGCTTCACGACTACACCCTTTCCTCTTATAAACCGCAGCCTACCTATTGGCGGCTGCCTATATCAACTACCCGAAAGGATGTTTTAATGTCTGACAATCAATCCCCTTCCGATTCCTCTGGCCTTTTAAACGAACTCGCCCAAGCTGAGAATGTTAGAAACATTTGCAGCAACACTGTTCGCCTTCTTAAAGAATCTAAGTTTGACGGCAGCGTCTCGTGGCAAGTTGCGCAAGCCATCGACTTTATCGGCTTCATGCACCGCAATTCCGAAGAGAACATCAAAAATCTGAAGCAACGGATTGCCCAAAGCGACGAGAAGCCCAAGGCGAAGCGCGCCCCCAAGAAGCAGCAACTCGAAGCCGTCGGGGAGTAATATGGCCTACCCAAATTACTACCAAGACGAGGAACAGCAACCCGTCGTAACTGCAATTGGGCTCACCAATTTGCAAGGTGCGCCGATGTTCGTTGTCTATACGGTTGCGAACGGCGCTGTTACGCAGACCCAGCATATCAATCCGCAAAGCTCCCACTCGATGGAAGCGAAACAAATGCTCCTAAAGATTTTGGAGCAAGCGCTTAAGTAATGTGGAGCAATAGAAACATTCAAGCCGGGTCAGTTATTGGATTGGCGTTCGGTATGTTCGCCTTTCTGCAAAGCTGGCCCGCTGCTGCGATTGTGATCGCTTCCGTAATCGGCCTCTGGGTTATGGATTATTTGGAGCAACTTGATCAAGGCCGCACGCGCCCAACTAAGACCCACGCCGAGTTGCAGCAGCAGCTAGAGAAGATAATGGCCGACCACGAGGATATGAAGAGCAAGCTTAGCTCTCTCACCATTGCAAGCGCTGCCAAAAGTCCGTTTAGGCGGTAAGTGTGTCCGATAAGAAAGATTTGACCCTAGTAGACCCGGCGCAGAAAGCGCTGCAGGTTGCTGTTAAGAAGAGTAGGAAGAAGCCGGTCAACTATGCGGTTGATCGAATTCTAAAGAAGTACAAGTTTAGTCCGCTTTCGATCCTCATCAACCAAGTATTTCCCAATCTTCCGCCAAAGGAACAAGCAACTGTCCTGCTGCGGCTCTTAGAGTATCAGCACGCAAAGGTTCGGCCAGAGCAACAGAAACGCAAAGGGCCCGCCTTTCAAACTAATGTCCAGGTGAATTTGCAGAAGCAAGAAACGCAGCAACAACAGGCGACTGTACAGTTATCACCGCCAGTAGAAGACGGCCCGTCCTTAGAAGAATTGTTACAGATTGCAACAGGGAAAATAGATGAGTAAATCTCATTTCGTCTATTTGTTGAAAGATCCGGATACCGAAGAGATTCGCTATGTAGGTAAAACTAGCAATCTAGAGCAGCGGTATAAATATCACATAAATACTACAATAAAATCGAAAACTCATTTAGGAAACTGGCTTGCCTGCTTAGCTAAAGAAAATTTAAAGCCAATTCAGACCATATTGTTCAAAACGCAAACTAATGAAGAAGCGAGTATTTTGGAGCGACTTGCAATCAAGTTTTTTAAATACCAAGGGCTCAATCTTACCAACATCAAATTAGGGGGAGATGGCGGACCTCTTCCAGATGAAACAAAACGTAAAATTTCTATAGCTCGTAAGGGAAAGCCCTGTCCGGAAGAAATTAAAAAACGAATTTCTGAGACATGGAAAAAGAAGCAACTGTTTGGTGAAAAGCACTACAATTTTGGCAGAAAAGCATCATTAGAAACCAGGCAAAAATTTAGTAAATTGCGGCGCGGAAAGCCACTATCTGAGTTTCATAGACGCAGAATTTCAGAAGGCCAAAAAGGCAAAATAGTCTCAGACAGTTGCCGTAAAAATATTTCAAAAGCCCTATTAGGAAAACCAGGCCATAACAGCATTTCAATAATTGACGATTTAGGAAATTCTTTCAAATCCTGCACCGAAGCGGCCAAACACTATAAGCTAAATTTACCCACACTAACCAAGCACCTGCATAAAGGTACACCTCTTCCTAACTGCCCTAGGCGCTTTTCTCGCTCGGCCTAACGTGGAAATAAAACCAGCAATCTCCCAAAAGCAAGCAAGAGAAATACTTTGGCGACAAGGCAACCTCAGATTTCTTTTGGATACTAATCAGCAGGGGCTATATGACGCTTTCTATTCGACGAAAAGTAGGCGAGTCGTCTTCAATTGTGGCCGTCGAGTAGGCAAGTCATATTTGCTTTGCCTACTAAGTATTGAACATGCAATACGGCTACCTGGCGCGAGTATTTTTTATACAGCGCCTACTAAAGATCAATGTAAGCGAATCATTTGGAAGATCTTTAAAAAGATTTTAATAGACTGTCCTCAAGACATATCTCCAGTTTGGCTATCTCAAGACAGAATCTTTGAGTTTCCAAACGGCTCTACTATTTCACTTGGAGCGATGGATAGCGGAAGGGCCGATTCAATTCGCGGAAGCGACGCAGCCCTTGCAGTTGTCGATGAGGCAGGATTTTCGCCATCACATTATGTAACAGAAATGATTGAAGGCGTCTTACGGCCAATGACGCTTTTGACAAGAGGCAAGATAATCATCGCCTCGACGCCAGCAAAAACCCCACGCCACGCTTTTGAAAAATACTTTAATAATGCAAAGCTTGAAGGGGCTGCGTTTCATAGAACAATTTATGATAATCCGCGCCTTTCACCAGAAGACATAGCGGAGGAGATAAAAGCTGCCGGAGGCGAACACACCACTTATTGGAAGCGGGAATATTTAGCTCAGCATGTAATTGATGAAGAAATCATCACATTCCCTGAGTTTGATGCAGAAAAACAAAACGAGTTAGTTCAACTCGTCGATAAACCTCCCTACTATGATGCTTATACTTCAATTGATCTGGGAATTAAGGATGCAACCGGTATTCTTTTTTTCTATTGGGATTTTAAAAATGCTCGTCTGGTTGTTGAAGACGAAGGCTTGCTCCAAGGCATTAAGGAAGTCCGATCCGATCTCATCGCTAACCTGATTAAGGACAAGGAAAAGGCGCTGTGGGGAGATAAACAGCCCTACTTCAGAATGTCCGACAGCGACCTAGGTTCCCAACTCATGATTAACGAGTTGGACGTGCATCACGGTTTGAGATTTGTCGTCAGTGATAAAGACAGCAAGGAAGCCGCAGTTAATGAAATGCGGCTGATGCTGAAGAACAACCAAATCATCATTCATCCTCGCTGCACCAACCTGATTGCCCAGATTGCTGGATGTGTTTGGGATAAGGGCCGCGAGAAGTTTGACCGCATTGACGGATTTTACCATTTCGATCTTGTTGACGCCCTTCTCTACGGCATACGCGGGATAAGGCGACAGCATAACCCGTACCCTTCCGAACGATACAACAGCAGCAGTCAGTTTTTTTACAGCCAGCCCAGTGAAGCAACTGCAAACGCCAAGATCTTCGAATCGATCTTCGGCCTAAAGAAAAAGTCTTAACGCCCTCTCTTTCCCTCTAAGGATTTATGGACTACAAGCCGTACTTTGCGACGCTTCCTAGCGATCAACTCCCTTCCGAAATCATTGGCCGCATCGAAGACTACTATAAGTCGCTCGATGACAGCTCGATGCTGCGGAAATACCGAAAGAGCTATGCCATGTACTACGGCGGCTCTGTCGGCGGATTCTTCAACTCCACGTCCGATGTTGGATACGGCGGCGAGCAAGGCGAACTTTCCCTAGTCAAAGTCAACCACTATCGCAACCTAGTCCAGCATCTCCTAGTGATGACCACTTCGCAGCGCCCAGCTCTCGAAGCGCGCGCGACTAACACCGATGTCAAATCGATGTCTCAAACGATTCTGGCAAACGGAATCCTCGACTACTACATGCGCGACAAGCGTCTCGAACGCTACCTCAAGACAGCAACCGAACACGCGCTTGTTTTTGGCGAAGGCTACGTTGAGTTGCTGTGGAATACCGAAGACGGCGAACAATACGGCGTCGATCCTGACACGCAGCAACCCGTTTATGAGGGCGACTTAAATTTTCGCAATCCGCTTGGCCCTCTAGAAGTAATTAAAGACCCGGCGATTACTGATCCCGCACTGGTTGATTGGTACATTGTTGCCCAAACAGTTAATAAGTATGACCTAGCTGCCAAATATCCGGATAAAGCCGATGCGATTCTAAATTCCAAGAATCCGCTCTACCTCAATAGTTCCTATCAGACCTACATGCCCGTCTATGATGCGGAAAGCCCGCTTATCATCGTGTGGCGTTTCTATCATCGCAAGTCCCCTGCGGTTCCGGACGGTCGCGAAACCTTGATTCTTGATGGGACTACGTTTTTGTACGACGGTCCACTGCCGCACCAAAACCTTCCGACCGGCCTCCCGCTCTACAGAATTTCCCCGTCCGATTTCTTCGGAACCCCGTTCGGCTACAGCGCCTGCTGGGACGTTATCGGCCTCTCCGAAGTTATTGATTCGCTCTACTCTGCAGTTACTACAAACCAAACGAGTTTCGCTGTTCAAAACATCATGGTCCCCAAAGGCCACGACATGGCCTATCAGCAACTCGCTGGCGGCCTCAATCTTATTGAATACGATCCCAAACTCGGCAAGCCCGAATCGCTCCAACTAACAAACACTCCGCAAGAAGTTTTTGGATTTATCAAAACTCTCGAAGGTGTAAGCCAAGTTTTGGTTGGCTTGAATGACGTCGTTCGCGGAACTCCGCAAGCGTCTCTCGAATCAGGTGCTGCCCTCGCGCTCGTCGCTTCGCAAGCTATCCAATTCAACTCTGGCCTCGCCGCTTCTTATGCTGGCCTTCTAGAAGATGTTGGCACTGCCGTCGTTAAAATGCTCCAGAATTTTGCGAACACTAAGCGCGTTATCTCGATTGCTGGCAAGTCGAAGATGTACATGGTTAAGCGGTTTAGCTCTGAAGATCTTTCTTTAGTAAATCGTGTCGTAGTCGATGTTGCCAACCCTCTCGCGCGAACGGTTGCTGGTCGCCTTGAACTTGCGCAAAACCTGCTCCAGGTTCCCGGCCTTCTGAAACGCCCAGAACAATTCTTACAAGTTGCCGAAACTGGAAAGCTCGAACCGCTGATTGAAGGCGAGCAAGCCCAGTTGATGAAGATTAAGCAAGAGAATGAACGGATGTCAGACGGCGATACTCCGACTGCCGTTTTCGTCGATGCCCACGATCTTCATATTAAGGAGCATGCAAGCGTCCTGACTGCGCCAGACGCCAGCGAAAATCCCCAGATTGTTGCTGCCGTCATGGGCCACATTCAACAGCACATTGATCTTCTGCGCACGACCGATCCCGGCCTCCTAATGGTTTTGGGACAGCAACCCATCCCGCCCGCAATGCCGCCCGGAATGCAGCCGATGCCGCAACCCGGACAAGAAGCTCCGGCTGACGGAAACGGGATGGAAGCGCCTCAGTTGACCGAATCGCCCAACAATCTACCTGCAATGCAAGATGCTACTAACCCTATTCTCCAAGATTCTCAAATGGTGCAAATGCCTGAGATGCCAACCAACCCGCTCTCAGGAAACAAGTTCGATCCCCAAACCGGCGGCCTCTAAAATGAGCGATGAAAAGAAGGCAGAAGAAGTAGCAGCGCCTGCACTTGATTGGGCTAAACCAGCATCGAAGATTTCAAAATATTTCACGGTGAAGGAAGCGCTTTGGCTGCCTAGTTGGGAGATTATTCATCTTCCATCAGACCAAGAGAAAGCAGAAATCCTTAAGACAGCAGAGAAGATGGATTTAATTCGCGAATATCTTGGGCAACCAATAATTGTTCATTGCTGGATACGACCTAAATGTGCAAATGCTCCTGCAACAAAATGGGACCGTAAAAACTATAACGCTTTTGTCGGCGGCGCTCCTGGTAGTGCTCATGCTGAAGGTAAGGCTGTTGATTTTCACGTCGCCAAAATGACTTGCGGAGAAGTTCGGCAAATCCTGACGTCAAAGCTCGAAGACTTCCAAATCCGAATGGAAGATATCGATGGCAATTGGGTCCATATCGATACCAGACACCCCCCCAAAAAGAAGTCCAGATTTTTTAAGCCCTAAACACCTAACCGAATAGTTCGGCGGTGCTTTTTATACCAATCCAAAGGAAGTAATAAAATGTCGTCCCCTATCTATAATGCCCCTGCTGCGCCCAGTGCTGCGTCAGCCCCCGAAGCTGCTGCGCCTGAAGCGGTTGAACAAGAATCTAATGAATCTAATGTTGCTGTTTCTAGCGAACCGGCGGCCCAAGAAGAAGCTGCGCCTAGTGCTGACGAAGATAGCGTTTTAGCTGCTGCTAATGCTGCAAAAGAGAAGCGCCAAGAAGAGCAACCGAAGCAAGTTGAGAAGAAGCCTGAACAGCCGAAGCCCCAGCCGCCTAAGAAGTTCAAAATCAAAGTTGATGGCAGTGAAGAAGAGTTGGACGAAGATACGATTGTCAAACTTGCCCAACTTGGGCGCGCCAGCAACAAACGGTTCCAAGAAGCCGCGCAAGTTAGAAAGCAAGCCGAAGAATTTATCAACTTGCTTAAACAAGATCCTCGCAAGGTTTTAACGAAC